CATACCCTTCTGGAAGTCAGCAACTTCATTGTTGATTGCAGGATAACCTGAAGCAATTCCCGGTTCACGTACCATGATACCAGCGAACTTAGGTACAGCACTTGTTACTGTAGGTGCTCCGGCATATACTTTGTTGTTCTTCTGGTGAGCGTCATAGAAAACACCATCACCGAACTTTACTTTACCAGCACTTGTTCCATCTGGAGAAAGGAGTGCTGAGTAACCAATTGTGTAGCAATTTTCATGGAGCTTGAGCAACATACCATTATCATCAAAAGTTCCCTTCCAGATTGCTTTGTTGTGCATTGACAAAGTTTTTCCATTCTGTGTCATATTTTTCTCCTATTTATTCAAGAAATGATGTGTAGTCTCTGAAAGCTACGTCATTGCTTGTGTCTGCTGAATCAAGAGCAGAACCTTCAATTTCTGTCTTTGAGCCTTTGAGCCCGAGACATTCTTTTACAACTTCTGCTACCATCGGTTTGAGTTCTGCTTTAAGACTGTCTTTTACAGCAGACAAAACATCTTCTTTGGTTAAAGGTGCTGAGTCTTTTGTTCCAGAACAACCGTCTTTTTCATCTTTCTTTTCTTCAGAATCTTTCTCATCAGCTTCTTTTTCGTCTTTCTTTTCCTTCTTTTCTTCTTCTGAATCTTTTTCATCAGCTTCTTTTTCGTCTTTCTTTTCTTCTTCAGAATCTTTCTCATCTTTAGAATCTTTTGTAGCTGTATCTTCAGGAGCCGAAGGTTTAGCTGTAAACTTAGCGAAAGCTTCTGCTATTTCTCCAAGACTGTCTCCATGAATGTCCACCCACATACTATCCAGAGTAGATGTTACTTCAGCTTCATTCTGAATAGTCATTTCCTTGTTGTCAAAGCAATCCTTAACAACGTCCACAAGCTTGTTCTTTGCTTCACAGTCTTTGAGAATAGACATAGAATCAAGAACACCTTTCATTTCACCAGCAAGTTCTTCTTCAGTTTTTCCCTTGCTGTTCTTGACAGCTTCAAGGACTGTTTTACCGAAAGAAGGAGCAGAATCTTTTACTGCTTTCTGCTTTTTGCTTGTGATAAAAGCAAAAAAACCTGTACGCATAGGTTTCATACCTCCTATAATACTATCAATTACAGCAACTTCTGAGCCACCTCTGCCAGCTCTTGTAATTGCTAAATGATTAACTTCCTTAATTTCTACAAGCTCTATATCGTAACCTACTTCTTCCGGGTTAGGTACGAAACGTCTTATACTCCTGTAACCTGCTGATACTTCCTTGTACTGCAAGTAGTAGTTATATAAATCCTCTGTGTAGAAAGTTATATTTGATTTAAGACCTATTTCACCTTCAGCTTCACCTTCCAGAGCTGTTACGCTGATTTCCTTATCAAGTGTTCCACCAGCAAGCTTGGTAAAGTTCTGTGGTGTTACCCATTCGTCCGGATGTTCCTTAGTGACTGGTAAAGACTTGAATAAGTCCTGTGCTTTGACGATGACATTAGCCGGACGATACTCTTTGTACCATTCCTTTTCCACAGGCGGTTTATTGTCTTCTGTTATGATAGATTCTACTTCTGACTTATGATATAACTGAATACCAGAACGACAGAGTATTACGTCTTTCTGTTCAATAAAAGGAGAAGCGTCTGAATCTTTAACCATTACGTCTTTAGCCATTTTAGAATGTTATATCTCCTGTAGCATAGCGTGCATAAGCTACATCACTGATTGTAACACCTGTAGCTTCTGCATAGGTAGCGTCAACTTTAGAAATACCTGTAGCCGAAGGAACATAGGCTTTTACAGCTCCGTCTGCCGAAGGAATTGCTGTAAGATAAACAGCTTTTTCTGCCGTACCGAAAGCAATCAATCCTGTAACTGCTCCAGTAAGTGTAAGAGTTACTTTCTCCATTGCTTCGTACGTATCAGATGGTTCAATCTCAATAGGCTGAGTGTATTCTGCAACATTTACTGTTACAGCCTTATTTGCTTCGAGGTCAATGCCAGCTCCTGCCGTAGCCTGTTTGAAAGTCTTACCCTGAAGGTTGCTCGGGCAATCATAACCTGTAGATTTCAGCAAATCCGAAAGCAACATACCATTAGGAATTGTAGCACTCATGTGAATCTCCTTAGCATTATTATAATGCTTGTTTTATTTATTTGTCAATTTACTTTTTAGTACTAAACAGATTTATTCTGGCTCTTTGCTAATTTTTCACTTCTTTTTGTAGAACCAACCCTTGTCTTTTCATGTTGACGTTGCTGGAGCCTTGTATAAGTCTTTTCTTCCTTATCACTTAAAGCTTTTTCCCTCTGCTCTTCTGCCGGAGATTTTCCCTTCTTATCGTCTTCATCGTTGCCTGATTTCTTATTACCGCCACTCATAGCTGAGGCTTCTGCCTTCTGAACCTTTACCTGTTCTTCTGTAGCCTTGGTCTGTACTTTAGTCTGCTCTACATCAGCTTCTTTCTGTTCAAGCTCAAGGTCAATTCTCTTTTCATCCTGTTTATCACCCTTAGTCTGAATAGCCCTGAGCTTGTCAAGAATATCAGCTGTAGTCTTCATGTCACTTGACACGTTCCTATCTGCCATTTCAACAGCAATATCAATAGGAAGACGGGCTGAAACAAGGTTGAATACTGTCTCAGAATGGAACTTACCAATCTGAGCCCTTTCAAGAGCATTGGCAATAACAGGCTGGTCAAAATGAATCTGTGTATAAGGAAGAGCTTCAATTACTTCCCTGTCTGTTCCGAGAGCGTCAATAATCATAATCTTTGCAAGCTGTTTGAACTGTGGCTCAAGCTCTTTATGAATCATCTGTACAGATTCATTCTGCTTGAAAAGGTTACCCTGAGTATCATCACCTGAAGAGAAGTTTCCTTTCTCTGAAGAGAAAAGAAGTGGTTCTGGCAGTGTAGCGTCCGAAGCCAAATCCTGTCTTAAAAGACGTATAAGCTCTGGAACCTGACCAAAGTTTCTGTTGATACTCTTAATATCTCCAAGTACGTCCATTGTAATAGGATTATCAGGGCTTGCTTCACGTGTACGTACTGTACCTTCTTCTACAAGACCATCAAGAGCATTACGTCCTTCTGTAGCCAGTACACCATCAATATTTACGGTACGGGCAAGAATACTCATCTGCTGTATCATAAGTGGTAAGCTCTGTATAGCTACCTTATAGTTCATACCTGACTGTAGGTAACCACATAAGTCTGATATACCCCATCCCTGATTGAGTATCTGACCCCAGTACCCAGCCTGTTTAGCTGTAACTACCCTTGCACATCTTCCATGGTATACATCAGAGCCCAAGAACGGAATTGTATATACATCAGGTCTTAAAAAGTCTTTCTGTGTAGGGTTATAAGGCGGAATAATGAATGTATTCCATCTGTCAAGGCTTACAAAATAATCAATACAGTCTTTGCCAAGTACTCCAAGCTTCAAAAGTGCATTAAGATTAAGCTGAGTAGTCACAGGAGTATCTTTCTTGAACATAGGAAAGACAAGGTCTCCTCCATAAACCAGGGAGGTGAGTGTTGCCTCTGTAAGAGTATTCTTGAAATTATGCTTTACTTCAGCGTTTTCATTTACTGTATCAATCTGTTTCTGACTTAAATGCTTGTTTTCAATGTAACAGCCATTAAGCAGAATAGACTTGGATTTCTTATTGATAATAGTCTCAAAAAGTCCTTTCTGTGAATAAAGTGAGTTTGCCTGCCATGGAGAGATATAAATGTTAGGAATAGCAAGACTTGCATTGGTAGGGTCAGCAAGCGTATTGTTATTCCATCTGATATTCTGAAATGAATCCTTAGCAACCACTGCGTCTCTTAAAGCTGTCTGATGAAGTTCATTAGCTGTTGTCTTTTTTCCTGACAGAATACAGTCCATTACTACACCTATATTCTCTTTAGCTCTCTTAGAGACTGTTTCAAGTGTATCAAGCGTGATATTGTTCTTCTGACAATAGCTCTTTGTTTCTGTCTCGATTGAATCAGCTACAAGTTTCTGAGCTTCTTCCAGTGCAGACATAGACATTCCTTTGAATGTCTTTGAATCTGTAACAGCTGTCTTACCGTTCTGGTAATGCTTTACAGACATATTAGAACCGTTAAGTATTTTCCGTAACTCTTTAAAATCTGTCATGCTTCTATCCTACATCTAAAATTAAATTAAAGCAAGTTTAATCCTATGCAGTATTTGTTGCCTGTTTTAAGGATATACCTTTAAGCCTTGTAGGGTCAAGTATGTTAGCTGTAACTTCAAGTTCAGTAGCGTCTGCTCCTCTGGCTCTTCTTTTTTCATACAGTCTTTCAAGTGTTACAGAATAGAGTGGCTTTAATTCCCTCTTCCAGCTCAAGAGATAATGAACCACATATCCAAGACAATCCCCTTTATGGTCAGGAGCTCCTTTTCCGCCCTTGCTTGGAAGCCCTGTTCTAGGGTCTTTCTGCCATGTAAGTAATGTTGTTTCCAAATCCTTACACATAGGACATATAAACAGGTGCTGAGCAATAAAAAGCTTGTTGCAGGCAAAGTTTCTGTCTCCTACAAGCGGATTACATGAACGGTAAGCTATTCTTATACCAAAAGTGCGTAATTCTTTCTTAAACTCTACGAAATGTTCCTTATATGTCATATCTGGAATCCAAATTATCTCATTATATGGGAAATCATATCTGAATACTTCCGGGGCACGTCTAATATCAGGAAACTCATAGTCTTTTATTGCAATTATAGCTCCATTTATAACAACGAAAGCTACAGCATTATTTCCAAATCCGTTAAAGTCCTGACCAATGTAAATCTGATAATGCTGTTCGTTACCTTCCTTGTCATATCCCAAAACAGTATCTCTTGCATACTCATAAAGGTCATTGTCAAGTTTATTTATTTCCGGATTATAGTCTGGAAATATCAATCCTGAGTCTATTGAAATGAATTTTCCCTCTAGAAGACAAGCTCTTTCCTTTTCATTATAGATAGCATACATATTATCTACATAATCTTTAGGAAGGAACGTATTCATTCTTGTCTCGGCACGTATAAGTACATAACCTATACCCGATTTCTTGAAGTGCATTATAGTCTGATATGTACCTTTCAACCCCTGGGAGGAAGTCGTGTAGACCATAAACGGTGAACGGAAACCGTCTATCTGCTGTCGGCAACGGTCGTTGATTGACTTTACTACAGCCATTGCTGTCTGTGTGTCAAGCTCGTCCAGCTCGTCCACATAGGCACAGTTATGTACTAATACACCATTAGCAAAGAACTCGTGGCAGTCTTCTACTTCAATATCATAAACCGTGTATCGTCCTACCACGCTTGATGTTTTTGCAGTGAGGTGAGCAAGTTGTAGTCGTGGAATACTTGTCTGTCTCGAACTCTTCTCCACAGACAATACATATTCTCTTGACTCTATACCTTGTTCTGTGTGCTGTTCTGGCAAGACTGTTAGTAGCGTTTCTCTTACACTCATCAGAGCAGTAAGAAGCTCCGACAGCATGTGCTTCAAACTTTCTTCCACAGCTTTTACAGATACATTCAAAACTTCTGTTTTGAGCAAGTTCTTTGAGCTCAGCTTTTCGCTTCTCTCTATATTGCTCATCTTTCCATAGTTCAGCAGACTTCTTCTGAGCTTTCTTAATTGCTTCAAGAGCTTGTTTCCGTTTTTCTTCAGGCTGAAGTTTCCAATGCTCTTTACTATGTTCTCTCCTCGTAACAAGTTCAAAGTTTTCAAGAGTATTGTTAAGAGAGTTTCCGTCTTTGTGGTGCACATCATATCCTTCTGGAATTGCTCCGTACTCAGCAATCCACATATCTCTGTGCAAAGTTGAATAACCTTTCTTCTTATTCTCATTTGAGCAGGTGTAATAACACCTTTTTCCGTGAGACTTAGAATCCGGGTATCTGTAATACCTGATACCATTGAAATCAACAATGTCAGACTTTCGTCTAATTTTCCATTCATGTTTAACCATTCTTGCCACTCCTTAGTATCTATTTTAACTAATGAAGTAGTCTTCGTCAAGTCTTGTGCTTCGACTTCATTATTGAAACTATCAATGAATCTATGGTCAGGAGTACAAACAATCTTTGTGCCTTCTACATTTACCTCAATACAGTCACGCTCTCCATTACACCAAGCATGCTTCACTTTCTTGAAGCCTTTACGAGTAAGTACATAGTCCATTTCAGTAATGTCCTCAATATTCTTTTCTCCCATTAAGGTCATCACCTTAGTACCGTCTCTAAAACAGCAACAGCTGAAACCGTATATATTTGATTCGTCTTCATCTGGAATCAAAAGCAATTCAACGTTTCCTACAGTAATAATGTTGTGAGCTTTATCATAAGTATACTCTGAATTGGTCTCTTTCAAATCCTGTTCAAGAAGTCCTGTAAGGGTCTTCTTCATAAATGTAAGGTTCTTGGAAGCTAC